TACAGAATCTTTAACTTTAGGACAAGCGTTTTTCTTAACACCTGCACAGTATGAACGCAACGGTGGCGCAAACGGATTCTTAAGAAAATTAGCCAGCGATATATCTAACAAATTAGATGTATACATTATTGAAGACTTACGTAACTTGCTTAACGATCCTCCGGCAGCGTTAGATCTTGCCGCAACAAACATACAACGTGGGCGTGATTTAGGCCTTCCAAGTTTAAATCAAATGCGTGTAGCATTAGGGTTTTCAGCATATACTAGCTTTAGTCAAATTACTAGCGATGCAACTACAGCCAATGCATTACATTCAGCTTATGTTAATATTAATGACATAGATTTATGGGTTGGCGGTCTTGCAGAGGATCGCTATCCAGGAGCAATGGTAGGTCCAACATTCCGTGCCATCATAGCAGATCAAATGAGTCGATTACGAGATGGCGATCAATCTTGGTATCAAAATCAACCATGGAATCCAACAGATTTAACCTGGATTAATAACGCTACTTTATCTGATATAATTTTACGTAATACTGATACAGTACACATGCAGACTGATGCATTTGTAGCAGTAGAACGTGCAGACCTTATTTCAGGCGCTGTTCCAAGCATAGTTGCTCGATCACCTAGCACTAGTCCTCCTCCATTGTCCGATACTGCTGGAATAACATTTACGGTGGTTAGTGGATCATTACCGCCTGGATTGATATTGCAAGGTAGTACAATCATTGGAAGTCCATTTGTCACACAAGGAACGCCCACTTACAATTTCTGCATTAGAGCCAGCAGTACTGCCAAGTCAACTGCCGCCAGATTCAATGCTGGCAAATTTATACCAGGCGGAACTACCACTGGCACATTTTTGCAAGGAATGGTCTTGTCTGGACCTGGCATTCCTGTAGGAACTTACATAGTATCGCCCAACGGTGACGGTACATTCGCCGTAAACATCACAAAAAATATCACCAGTGTTGCAACAAACGGCTCAGGATTTGCTGATCGTACGTTTACCATGCAGATAAACGGAGCCAATGCTCCTGTATTTTTAACTCCCGCAGGTAATTTACCAGTAGGAGTTCATCAACAGTTATACACCTTAGACAGCAACTTTGTTGCTTATCAGATAGAAGCATTTGATCTAAATACTGTATTAGGTGCTCATTTAAAATACTTTATAGCAAGTGGTGATGGTAATCTTCCTCCGGGACTTACACTAAGTGATGACGGGTTGATCAGTGGTTATGTACTACCTAATCCACAAACTGTGATCTCAGTATCAGACGGAAGTGGTGCATTTGATGATACCTATTTTGATAATGCCGGCTACGACTTTGCTGTTGTTCCTACGGACGGTTTTGACAGTTATCAGTACGATGATGTAACGTGGGACTACAGTTCTAATGTGCGTGTACCTAGCACTCTTAATCAAAACTATCAATTTAAAGTTACAGTATCAGACGGAGTAACCAGTGCTCAACGTATCTTTAAGATATTTGTACTGGGAACTGATCAGTTTCGAGCTGACTCAACCAGCACTGACGGGTTCGCGGGTGCATTTACTGCAGACTCTAGTTTTCTCAGAAACCCAGTTTGGCTGTCAAAGTCTAATCTTGGTACATTCAGAGCCAATAACTATCTAACTGTTCCTGTTCTACTGTATGACCGCAAGGACGTGATATTCCGTTTAGAAACCACCAATTGTGAAGTTTATGCCCAAACCAAAAGAATAGCGTTGACTGACAATATACAGTCACTGAGCATACGCGGCAATATCACAGCAGGTAGCAATATCATAACTGATGTCAATAATGCCAATGTGTATCAGGTAGGGCAAAGTGTCCAATCAGACGGTATTCCACCAGGAACTTTGATCAACAGTGTGAGCAGTGATTTAACATTAGCCTCTGTTGTGATCACTGGAGTTAGAGGAACATTTTCTTGCGCTTATACTAGCCAACAACTGTATGTGGGACAACGAATCACTGTATCGGGACAATTTTCTATACCACAAATGATTTCAAACTATACCAATGCAACCACATCATCGGTATACTATGTCATTGCTACCAACGGATTTACTCAATTTACCTTGTCCACAAAACGCGATGGCAGTGCTGTTGTCACCGTTGCCGGTACACCTTCGGGTGTAGTATTCACATCTAATGCATATACTGTAACACTGTCTAATAATTGTACCATATCTTCCATAGCTTCTACTATCATTATCTATGGCGGTACCACTCTCAGCATAATCAATGCCAGCGGCACTCCACTAGTGGGACAATATTTTACATTTAACAACTACATAGCAGGTGCTACGGAAACTCTATATCAAATATCCAAAGTAGCCAGTTTAGGATCTGGATCGTACAGATTAACTCTCAATCGTCCATTAGATCTAGCACCACCGGACCTTAGTGTATTTTACATAGGGTCGTTGACCAAACTGCCACTGGGAACCAGTTTCGATGTCAACACTGGTGAAATTTTTGGTCGTGTGCCCTATACTCCAGCTATCACAACATCGTATACCTTTACTGTGACTGCTGTTAGATCTTCAGCATCACTGCTGAGTACAGAAACTGTAATCAGTTTTAAAACCTTTAACATTTTGATACTAGGCAGTGTCACTAGCCAGATAACTTGGAATACACCTTCCAATATCGGTTCTATACCGGCGGCTTATCCATCTACCTTGAGTATATCTGCCAGTAGTAATGTGATCAACACTACAGTGTTGTACACAATAACTAGTGGAAGTTTGCCACCTGGTTTACAGTTGACCTCCGATGGCGAGATTATTGGCACTCCGAATCAATACTATAATGGCACTACAGGTTTGCTGGGATTGACCACCTTCAATAACAGTGACACTACCTTTGACAAGAATCTGACTACTTTTAACCGATCATTCCAATTTACTGTAACTGCCAGTGACTCCTATCAATACAGCGCACTGCCAAAAACATTTACCATATCTGTAACTACACCAAATACAGTTCCATACAGCAACGTGTACACTCAACCATTCTTGGCACCAACACAACGCAATGCATGGAAGGCATTTGTAAATAACACAGCCATATTCACTCCCAACAGTATCTATAGAACTAACGATCCATCATTTGGCTTACAACCCAATCTAAAGATGTTAGTATATGCTGGTATCCAAACAGAATCAGCGGCAGCTTATGTTGGTGCAATAGGGCTAGGAGTAAAGAGAAAAAGATTCAAATTCGGCAGTGTTAAAACAGCTATTGCAGTTGATCCCAACTCCAATAGCAATGTGTACGAAGTGGTGTATATACAGATGCTTGATCCGTCTGAGCCAGACAACCTGCATCCCTCTGCTTCATTCAATACAGGTAGTTCAGCACCACAAACCATCACAGTGGATGATAGTAACAGCATATGGTCAACTAATCTTAGCGACTTGACTGCTAGCGCACCTTCGAATGTGCGACCTGCTTATGAGATAACCGTGGACAGTACAGGTTATGAAGTCAGCAACCCGAACACAAACACCTATTACAACAACAGTATCACTAATTGGCAAAAACGTATAGGTACTGTTGGATTAACCGAGCGCAATTACTTGCCGCTTTGGATGCGCAGTATCCCTAAAGGATCTAAAGCACAGCCGGGATATGTACTTTGTGTGCCAATTTGCTTCTGTAAACCAGGAACTAGTGCCGGCATAGCCCTTAATATCAAGCATAGTGGATTTGATTTCAACACTATAGACTACACCGTAGACAGATTCACGATCTCTGCTGTCACCGGTTACACAAGCGATAAATATCTTGTATTCAGAGACGATAGGATAACAGTATGACAAGTGCAATAAACCCCTCAACAATTTCAACCACTTTCCCTGTAGCAGGGCAAGACAACGATAGTCAAGGCTTTCGTAGTAATTTTGCTGCCATCGTAGCTGATTTTACCACTGCGGCCAGCGAGATATCGGCCTTACAATCGTCCACGATACTCAAAGCTGACCTAGCCACGCAGACATTACCTGTGGTTAACAACCTACTGGGCAGTACACTCAGTAACGGGCTTTACCAACAATTTTCAGGATCGTTATACAGCGCCAGTGGAGTTGCATCGGCAACCAATATTGACCTATCTATCGGTGCTGTACAAAAATTCACCTTGGCTGGTAATGCTACATTGACATTTACCAATTGGCCTGCATACAACGCAACCAGCGTGTTTTCAGATGCCATCATTCTTATTACTAGCGACACCAACGGAGTATGGACTCCTACATTTGCTACCACAAACGGCTCAATAAAATATGATACTTCGTTTCCATCACCATTGAGTGTGGGTGGCGAAAGTGTAGCATCTGTTTCTGTTACTGGGACCGGGACTGGATATACCAGTGCAGTGGTAGTGGGATTCAGTGGGGGCAGTCCACAAACAGGTGCTGTCACTCCTTCAGCTACTCCTAGCTACACAGTTGTATCTGCCAGTGTGGCCAACTTGGCACCTACGCCTATAACAATAACAGGTATAACTAACAATGCCGGAAGTGGAACTAGTACTACATTTACGTTTACCAGTCAGTATAGCGGGACTAATAATGTTATACCTTTTGTAAACACACAAAGTATTTTGGTTACAGGAGTTACCCCGTCGGCATATAACGGTGTATGGGTCATTACTGGTCGTACACAAACCAGTGTCACTGTTACTTGTCCTGCAACTGCAAATTATGCATCAGGTGGCACCATACAGGGTGGCATAGCTGGCAGCGGATACGCTGTCGGTGACCTTGTCAGTGTTGTTGGTTATCCCAACACATACTTGCAAGTGGCCACACTATCTACTACATTCCCAGGTCAAATAGTAGGAGGTCAACCAAACATTGGCAATATTCCTGCTAGCTATTTTAGTCTGCTATCAATTGGCATGCCACTTAGTGGAACTACGATACCGGTTGGGGCTCAAATAAAGAGTATTGGTACAATAGGTGCCGGAATATTTTCTATAGTAATGGGAGATAGCGGTGGTGTTAACCTAAATGCTACAGGTGCTGTTACTCAAACTATAACAGTCACATACACCAGCACTACAGGCCCAATTGGTACGTTTACTGGCACACCATGTGGTACGTTTACTAATCCTTTATCTGCGGCACTTTATCAAATACAAACTATTACCGGTACAGGTAGCGGAGCAAGAGCTGTGCTCAGTTGCGGAATTGGTGCATTGACTATTACAAGTCCAGGTATTGGGTATACTTCTACTCCACCGTCAGTTACTATCACAGGTGCTAATCCAGGTACTGTTGCATCTGCTATTACAACACTGACCAGCGGTACAGCAAGCAAGACCAAAGTAATCTATGCCTTTACTACAAACGCAGGTACCACTGTTAATCTAAGATACATGGGTCAATACTGATGCACCCACTAGCCGGGGATTTTACCAATCTCAAAGACAGCGAAGTTGACAGCAAGATTTCAGATCTTACTAAAAAATACTTCATGACTTCAAATCCCGGAGTCCGATCACAAATTTCTGCACTTTTGGATACTTACAAACAAGAACAGCGAAATCGTCAACAACTGGCCTTGAAGAAACTAATGGACAACAATAAAGATAAAGGCCTTGACAAACTTATCAATATAAGTTAAACTAAGGTCATGCGCCTAGACAAATTCAGTAATCCCATTTTCAATTCACAAGATATATTCAAATTCCTTTACCAAGGAAAAATTTCCAATCTTAAAGATATCACAGTAGACTACACCGAAGATATTGAACAATTAGAACATGTTGCTGGATTTACCTTTCAAAAATTCAACGAACAATTAGACACTATCACTATTGAAGACTTTGATTCCGCACTGCAAAGTGATTGGTTCATGCCGCAGGAATACAAAGATTTTGATGTAGAAGATTGGTGTTTGCTTCGATGCACTACTCCAGAGCAAATTGCTCGCGTTACCGCAGAAATGGCGGCATACAACGAGCGAGGCATGATTCCATTACTACAATGGACCAAACACTTTGTAGATACCTGCAACGAAAATGGTATTGTATGGGGAGTAGGACGCGGAAGCAGTGTGGCCAGCTTTGTGCTGTTTTTATTGGGTGTGCATCAGATAGATTCGGTCAAATATAATTTAGACTGGCAGGAATTCCTGAGATAAGTAATAGCATAGTTCAAGGAGAATTAAAATGGCAGCTAAACAAATTTATAGAACAGCACGTGGCAAAGAAGTTGACATGATGAAATTGGTCAAACAAAATGAAATGACCGTGGCTGTGGGCAATGCTGGTGTTAATGCTCGAGGAGATAAATTAGGTCCGGATGGACAAATTGTAAAGACTCGAGAAGAAATCTTATCAGAAAGACTGGCATCAGTATCGGCTCCAGTGGCAGAAGAACCTGCTCCAGTAGTTGTAGTACAGTCAGCATCTAGTAAAAAAGATGTAACTAAAATGGATCCAGAAGGTAAAGAATAATGTCAAAAGTAACAGGTAAACTAATCCCCATACGTGATAATGTATTGATCACAGATATGGAATTTGGTGAACAAAAGACAGCCGGTGGTCTAGTGCTACTCAGCGATGACGGCAAAAGCGAAGGTGTCAAATCACGCTGGGGGCGGGTTTGGGCTGTTGGTCCTGAACAAAAAGATGTTAAAGTGGGTGAATGGATCTTACTTGAACACGGACGTTGGACACGCGGCGTTACAGTAGTTGAAGAGGACGGCACAGAAATTATCATTCGTCGTGCCGAGGTCAAGGCTATCTTAATGGTCACAGACGAGAAACCCAATCAAATCATCTACGGTGCCCACGCAACTGTTACACATGCAACTGTTGATCCAAGCACATTCGCAAGACCCAGCTTCGAGCATTGATCTACAATAAACGAGCAACAGGGCTATTGACTAGCCCTGTTTTCATCTGTATACTAGTAACAACTAAGGAATCGCTATGAAAGAATTGTGGGTAGAAAAATATAGACCAGACACACTAGACGGGTACGTGTTTGCTGATGATCATCAAAAAGCACAAATTGAGAATTGGATCAAAGAAGGATCAATTCCTCATCTGCTGTTCAGTGGCAATGCTGGGGTAGGCAAAACAACTCTAGCCAAGATATTGATCAACAAGCTGGGCGTAGAAGACCACGATGTACTATTTGCTAACGGATCCAAAGAAGCACGTAAGGTTGAATGGGTTGACAAACTGATTGGATTTTGCCAGACTATGCCGTTTGGTGATTTCAAGATTGTGCTGATCGACGAGGCTGACTTTATGAACGTAAATTCGGTGCAACCTGCGCTACGTAACCTAATGGAAGATTACAGCAACTCAGTTAGATTTATTTTAACCTGTAACTACCCTAACAAGATACTGCCAGCATTACATAGTCGTTGCCAAAAACTGCACATTGAAAAAACAGACTTGACAGAATTTACTGCACGGGTGGCTACAATACTTGTCACGGAAGATATTGAGTTTGACTTGGATACGTTAGATACATATGTCAAAGGCACATATCCGGACCTGCGAAAATGTATTAATAATCTACAACAAAACAGTTTGGATGGCAAATTACACAATCCTGAAACTACAGATTCGAGTACAGATTATCGTGAGGCCATGGTAGATTTGTTCAAAGCAGGTAAAATAAGTGAAGCACGTAAGCTAGTTTGCGGGCAGGCTCTTCCTGAAGAGATGGGTGAAATTTATCGTTGGTTATACGATAATATCGAAGTATTCGGTGATGATACCAAACAAGAAAAAGCTATTATGATCATCAAGCAAGGACTGGTTGATCACGCATTAGTTATAGATCCAGAAATTAATCTGGCCAGTACACTTATTAGACTAAGTCACTTATAATAAAAAAGGGCCGTTAAGGCCCTTTTTCGATGACAATCTAAAGCGTTTCCGCTTTATTCTCCATAAACCGCTAGCACCTCCTTCACGGCATTATGGCGTTCGATGTCCTTGGCGTCAAATCGAATAATGTCGATATGTTCCAAATATTCTTTTTGTTCGAGTAGATTGCAAAAGTCAATCAGACCATTATCGCTCACTCGGTCTGCTTGTGCTAGATCGCCTGTCACTACCATCTTGGACCCTTCTCCTAGTCGGGTCAGTAGCATTTTCATTTGATTCTGCGTGGCATTTTGCATTTCATCTGCAACTATGTATGCGTTTTTAAATGTACGTCCTCGCATATAGGCCAGTGGGCTTATTTCAATAGTACCTTCCTCTAGCATACTTGCTATTTCTTTTTTCTGATAATATTCGCCCAAGACATCAAATATAGGACGGGTCCATGGTGCCATCTTTTCATTTAAGTCACCTGGTAAAAATCCCAAATCTTCATCTACGGACACGGCGGGTCTGGTTACCACGATCTTATCAACTTTACCTTCCTGAAACAATTTGACACCATACTGTACAGCCAACATGGTTTTACCCGTGCCGGCAGGACCAATAGCAAGTACTATGCTAGTGTTCTCTGCATACAGTTTACTGAGATATAGTTTCTGATTAGCGTTACGTGCATTAATGCTCACACGTTGCTTTTTTGCCGGAAGATACGGCTGAAAATCAATGATATTAACTTCTGATGTAAAACGCTTTTTCACTCGTTGTTTACTCATCTAGTTGCTCCTACTCTTATAAAAAAGTAAGACTTGTAGTGACCGCCCTTGATAACTACAGAGGTCCTACACTATTATTTAACCGTTGTACAGAATAATAAACTTATCAGTTATCGTTTAAAACCAGCTAAATAAGTATAAGATCATCTAGGACACCACTATGCATCATGACATTTTAGACGTTATTCGCAACATTCAAGAACTTTACGAAAACAATTCAGGCCTTGCTGTATTAAAGGATTTTGAACGTGTTCTAGACGAGATGGACATGTATGCTTATGAAAACTGGGAAGATGGCGAACTGGCCTACGGACCAAAAGTAGATCGTCATTGGATCACAGCTGGCTTTATGTGGCCGCGTGAAAAGATGCCTAATCCAACAGCCGCCAAGCGTTTGACCGAGCTAGGTTGTAAAGTTCTGTATCAAGAGACACATTTACTAGAGCCTCGTAAAATCAAGAGCCCAGACGACCTACGTCCCAACAGCAAAAAAGGTCGCATAGACCGCAAGCCTATTTGGGTTGTAGAAGTGCAGATGCCAAAGAAAATTGCGTTTGATATCTACAAAGGATATATGGACAAGATGAGAGGCGATGATAAAGAAGCCATGTTGAATGATGGAGCAGTTGCAAAACCGCCTGCGCCAGCACCAATCGCTGGTGGTATGCCTCCGCCTGCACCTACAGGAGCACCAGGTGCGGCACCAGCAGGAGGAATGCCTTCCGCACCCACAGGAGCACCTGCATGAAGCTAACCGAAAGTCTAAAAGCCGGCGATCTAAAAAATCTCGTTAAAAAAGTATTCGAGATAGACAGTTTCAGAAGCAATATCGGTAATGATGAGGATATCTGTGTACTAAGTTTCACCGTAGATGAACAGGACCCTGCTAAAGACCTAGAGAACTTTATTGAGATGGGTTACAATTTTGTACTAGATGCAGACTGTACTCCTGGCGAGCTTGATGATGGTAATTACAGAGTCTATGTTGAAATAGAACGAAGTAGGCACATTGGTAGACAAATCTTTGAAATCATAGAAGGTATTAAAAAAATAACAGGCTATGACGAAATGCGTTTTCGTTATTTTAAGAGTTTTAAAAGCCAGGAAGCCACTGAAGAAAATTTGACTAGTATAGTTCCCAAGGATAAGAATTCATACAATGTTGCTACTGAAGAAAACAAATTAAATAACTTTAGTGAGTTCTTCAAACGTAGCTATGCAGATAAAATGACAGTGCTTGACGAAAGTATTTGCTTCCAACGAAAATTTAGCGGTAGTGTAACATTTGATATCATAAATAGTGGCAGTAAAGAAATAATCCATGAATCTGTCAAAGGTCCTATCATGATGGCAAACAAAGATATGGCAGAGGTAATGTTCTTGACCAAAGTCATCGGAAACTATAATATCAACAAGATCGGTGATACATTTATATTTGAAAACAACGGCTGGGCCGTGTCACTAAAAAGGAAACAGTAATGACAGATTTTACATTTGATTTTTCACAAGAAAAATGCACAGCAATATTAGAAAATAATCAATACAGCGAGCATTGGCACGAAGCATTGTGCAAAGTGTTGCCTGACTACGATATCAACACACCGGAACGTGTGGCGGCATTCCTAGCGCAAACCATGCACGAAAGCGGCGGGTACAGAGCACTGGTAGAAAATTTAAATTACAAAGCAGAAAGTTTGTGTAAAGTATGGCCGCATTATTTTCCCAACATGGATATTGCTAACCAATATGCACATAATCCAGAAAAGATTGCCAACCGTGCTTACGGCGGACGTATGGGCAATGGCCCAGAAGAGTCAGGTGACGGATTTCGTTATTGCGGTCGTGGCCTAATACAGTTGACTGGTAAACAAAACTACACCAAATTTGCTGAAAGTATCGACACTCCATTAGATCAAATTCCAGAGTTCTTGGGAACATTTGAGGGAGCTGTACAAAGTGCCTGCTGGTTCTGGGAAAGCAACAATTTGAATCAGTATGCTGACACAGGCGACATCCTGACCATGACCAAACGTATCAACGGTGGTACACTTGGTTTAGAAGATCGTCAAAAGCATTACACTCACGCACTACAGGTATTACAAGGTTAACATGTTCAGCTGGTTAATTGCCAACATCATCGGGATAGTACCTTTTTGGGTTTGGTTGGCCATTGCCTGTACCGGTGGGATAGGCTACTTCTTTTCTGGCATCATTACCATGATACCATTTTTGATGCCTTATAAAGAACCAGTTAAGATTGCTTTCATAGTTATTTGCCTAGGTGGCACATTCATGTGCGGAGGTGACGGTGTCACTAGTATATGGCAAGCGCAGATAAAGGAAGCCAATGCTCGCATCCAAGCCGCAGAAGCTAAAAGTAAAGAAGTAAACGTAGTAATACAAAAAGAATATATTGATCGTGTAAAAACTGTCAAAGAACTACAAGTGCAAATACAAGACCGTATTGTTAAAGACAGCACAGTAATTGATGCAGAATGTAAACTGGCTCCAGAAGTTATTTTAGATTTAAACGCGGCAGCTATGCCAAAGGGTAAAAAATGAGAATAGCGATTTTATTATTACCTTTATTACTAGCCGGATGTTTGACTACACCAGTTGCAGAAACTTTTCCCGAAGTTCCTGCAGAGCTGTTAGTTGCATGTCCCGATTTAAAACTTGTAGACCCTGCTACTACCAAATTAAGCGAAGTTATTGGTGTTGTAGCTGGCAACTACGGGCAATATCAAGAGTGTCAGATCAAAGTAGACACTTGGATTGATTGGTATACTCATCAGAAGAAGATATTCAACAGCATAAAATAAATACGTAACAACGACAAAGGAGCGAAAACTATGTCAGAAGAAACAGTAGAAATGAGCGCAAGTGAAAAGAAAAAAGAAGATTGGATGAACTCCAAGTGGCGTCCGATGATGGGTTGGATGTACATGGGTGTATGTATATTTGACTTTGTTATCGCACCTGTATTATGGTCTTTGATACAAGCATTGTTTCACGGTGGCGTCAATGTACAATGGCAACCACTGACACTACAAGGTGCAGGTTTATTCCATATCAGTATGGGTGCTGTACTAGGACTTGCGGCATACGGTCGCACACAAGAAAAATTAGCAGGGGCCAACAATGGTGGCGCAGTTGGAACTTCATACACTCCACCAACACCTATAATCGGAGGATTTGGAAATGCAACAACCAATGTACCATCAAGCGGGTCTACAGCACCTAGCGTACCTTCAGCAGGATTCGGCGCACCAGCAAGTGGCTTTGGTACCCCAGCTTCAACAACAAGTTTTACACCAGCACCAAGCTGGGGTACAACTCCAGTGGCAACCCCAGCAGTAAGCACAAGTGGTAAAAAAGTTATTCCAACTTTTGATCAACCAGCACTATAAGGAAAATATTATGAAAAAGTTTTTAATTGCATTAAACATTGTGATTTGGAGTATTGTGTGTGTTCAGTTAGCACATGCCGAAACTCCTAAGAAACCAGTAGCTGAAAAGAAAGCGCCAGCTAAAAAAGAAGTCAAAAAACATAAAAAAGCAGATGGCACTAAAGTTGCGGGTACAAAACCAGACACAGTGGCACCAAAAAAGAAAAAGTAAGTAATTCAAAAACTTGACAGGCTCCATTAAAGATAGTATAATTACTATTATTAATGGAGCTTTTTTACGACTATGACTGATTATTACCAAACACTAGGTGTTAGCGAATCGGCTAGCCCTGAAGAAATAAAGAAAGCGTATAGAAGCTTGGCTAATAAACATCATCCGGACAAAGGCGGTGATCAAGCCAAGTTCAAAGATATCAGTGTTGCTAACGATATACTAAGTGATCCGCAAAAGCGAGCTGAATATGACCAGCAACGACAATTTGGTAACGGAACACAATTCCATTTTAATACTGGAAATCCATTCCAACCCGGTGCTGATCCATTTGGAGGTATGTTCGGTGGCGGGCATCCATTTGGTGATATTTTTGGACAGATGCATAGACAGCAGATACGTAGAAATAGAGATTTAAATATTCAATGTTCTGTAAGTTTTGTCGATAGCTATCACGGTAAACAACTAGAAGCCAATTATAGACTGCCAAGTGGTCGCAATCAGAACGTGGTTATCAATGTACCAGCTGGTGTTAGCCATGGTGACACTATACGCTATCCTGGTCTTGGAGATGACGGTATGCCCGGAGTTCCAAGAGGTAATTTAAATGTTACTATCCTAGTACTGCCTGACCCTAACTACGAACGCAGAGGTGACGACTTATATCAATACGTTGAGATCAGTGCTATAGAAGCTATGATCGGTGTAAAGAAAAAAATAACAAGTTTAACAGGACAGCAGTTGGATCTAGATATACGAGCTGGGGTAGAGCATGGTACAGAATTTGCCAGCAACGGTTCAGGATTTCCCAATGTGAACACTGGGTACAAGGGCAGATTTGTAAGCATAATCAAAATTAAGACTCCCGCAGTAACTAATCCAAATTTAATAGAACGGTTGAGAACTCTAGATGCTGAACTTAGTAAAAGAGCCTGATCCAATTTTAAAACAAAAGGCAGAACATTGGGACTTTGTTAAACATGTTGATGCCGCAGTTGTAGAACGTGACATGCTAGAAGTTATGAAAGCCTCTGGTGGTATAGGGCTTGCCGGAAATCAAGTTGGTTTGCTACGCAGAGTGTTTGTTATGCGTACCACTGACGGACGTGAGTTTGGCTGCTTTAATCCATGGATCATGTTTGGTGATAACGATAAAATAGAAGGCAATGAAGGTTGTTTAAGTTTTCCCAATCTATGGCTCAAAGTTCCTCGCCACAACAAAATTACCGCCAGCTATCTTGACAGCACTGGAAAACAGTGTATAATAGAACTTGAAGGCATTGATAGTAGGTGTTTCCAGCATGAGTTGGATCATTTAGACGGAATTACATTTACAGAATATGTAAGTGATTTAAAACTAAGTATGGCACGTAAAAAGCAAAGGAAATTAAATGGTTGAACCCAGCGACAACTTACAAGCAGTTTTTGAACAGGCTATCGAAACTGCTAAAAAACTGCATCATGAATATCTAACAATAGAACACTTGCTGGCGGCTATGTTGTCTGATGAAACTTTTACTAGTTCTATACAAGGATACGGCAGTGATCCCAGTTTGCTTAAGAATAGTTTAACAGACTACTTGCAAAACAAATGCGGTGAAATTACTGTTCCGGATGTGGTAGTCAAACCCAAAAAGACACAAAGTGTAGAGCGTGTACTTAATCGTGCATTCACTCAAGTGTTGTTCAATGGACGGCAACGTATTGAACCAACAGATGTATTCCTTGCTATGATGGGCGAGAAGCGTAGCTGGGCTGTGTTTTATATCCAACAGGCAAATATTGACAAAGATAAATTTGCTGATTACATTAACAACAGCACTGAAGACGCTGAAGAAGAAACAGGCGGCGCCGACATGAATAGCGATCGAGCTTTAAATCAATTTACAAGCAACCTAAATGATCTAGTAGTTAAAAAGAAGATTGATCCAGTAATTGGTCGTATTGATGAACTAGAAAATATTGCTCTAGCACTGGGTCGTCGCAATAAAAACAATGTGATTCTTGTGGGAGATCCAGGTGTTGGTAAGACTGCTATTGCAGAAGGACTTGCCTTTAACATTGTAAACGGTTCAGTTCCGGAGTTTTTGAAAGAATATAAAGTCTATAGTTTAGATATCAGTGCCATGTTGGCCGGTAGTAAGTATCGCGGTGACTTTGAAGAACGTTTCAAACAAGTTATCAAAGCACTGCAAAAGAAAGGTAAGACTGTGCTGTTCATCGACGAGGCACACATGATCAGTGGCGCAGGATCTGCTAGCAACTCAGCTAACGATCTCGCTAACATGATGAAACCGGCTCTAAGCAAAGGCAACATCAAAGTTGTAGCATCGACTACCTGGGAAGAATATCGCAAGCACTTTGAAAAGGATCGTGCGCTGATGCGTCGTTTCCAACGTATCACTGTTGACGAACCCACAATTGAAGTGACTCTGCAGATCCTTAAAGGTATTAAGAAATACTACGAAGGATTTCATAATACCAAAATCCGTGATGATGCATTACAAGCGGCTATCAAACTGTCGGTCAAGTATCAGACAGATAAGAAACTACCTGACAAGGCAATCGATCTGATCGACCTAGCATGTAGTCGTTTCAATCTCAAACTTGCAGATGAGCGAATCATCACTGAACGTGAAGTACAGTATGAGCTGGCCAAGATGATTAACATGCCCGAAGAAAAGATCATGGAGACTGAAAGTGCAAATCTCAGTAACCTACAAGAAAATCTTGAACAGGTGGTGTATGGTCAAGACTTAGCTATAACAGAAGTTGTAGATAAGATCATGGTGGCACAAGCAGGACTTAAATCAGAAAACAAACCGATCGGATCATTTGTATTCATGGGTCCAACGGGTACTGGCAAAACTGAAACTGCCAAACAGTTGGCCAAGAATCTAGGTGTAAAACTGCTACGTTTTGATATGAGTGAGTATCAAGAGAAACACAGTATCAGTAAGCTGATTGGTAGTCCACCGGGCTATGTTGGGTTTGAAGAAGATGCTGGACAACTGATTACACAGATCCAAGAAGCCCCAAATGCTGTTTTGCTTCTAGACGAAGTTGAAAAGGCTCATCCAGATGTAATGACTGTGTTACTACAGCTGATGGATAATGGCTCTATAACCGGTAGCAATGGCAAACGAGCCGACTGTCGCAACTTGATCCTAATTCTAACAACCAATGCCGGTGCTGCCGATGCTGAAAAGAATGCAATCGGCTTTGGTGGTCAAGAAAAGGACTATAGCGATAAAGATTTGAAAAAGTTCTTTACTCCAGAGTTCCGCAATCGTTTAGATGGGGTTGTTACATTTAGCAAGCTCAGCAAAGATACCATGGTCAAGATTGTGGGCAAGTTTATGGATGAACTACGTGAGCAGGTCAAGGACAAAGCTATTCGTATCAAGATCAACAAAGATGCTATAGAGTATCTTATTGAGAAAGGGTTTGACCCTAAGATGGGTGCTCGTCCTCTACAACGTGTTATTGACAAAGAAATCAAACGTCCGTTGGCCAAACTCATGCTGTTTGGTGATTTAAAGAATGGTGGTTGGGCCACTATCAGCAGAAATGCAGATCAGTTGGTAATAGTGAGCAAAGGAAAAGAATCTAAAAATGTTCCTTTGCTGACTGTGGATTCTGCCGCTTCGTTGGTTGAGATACCAGATGCAGGTTAAAACAACTACAAAACTATTCAAAAGCAAGTACCAATACAAGATAGTGTTGGCCATTGCTGGCGCCAGCTGGTTTCGTAGCGGAGATTTTTTTGAAAAGATATCTAAATTATCTATCAGTTCCAATGGTGGTGTAAACACAGTAAGAGATCAAGAAGATTTAGACTACGCCCTACTGTTAGCATCAACTTTGCAAAAGATACCAGATATTGATATCAGAGTAGAAGCACCTTGGATCACGGTCTACACCAATGATCGCAAACAGATAGATAAACTGATCAAGCTGGATAAAAGCAAAGTCAAGTATATAAGTCAGCCATCTGCAAATACTACCCTAGCAGAAAATACCATTGTTATGCCCAAGATGGATTACGATTATCGTATCACACTTGGGCGAACACTGCATCCTAACCCTGCGTTTGTTGAGTGGGCTGAAACTAGTCCCAAGTGCAAACTGACCAAAAGCTGTATAAGAGATCTAGGAAAACAGCGCAGTTGGGGTGGCACACACTGCTATGTCACAGGTGATAACAATCTTTTGATAGTCAAGATGCATCTAGGCGAAAGTATCTCCAAAATAGAACGCATTGTTAAAAGCTAAAGCGATAAATACTCTAACTGCAGAGTCTTCTGCTGATTTATTTAAACGGGCTTAAAAATGCGCTTAAGAGAACTATTAGAAGGTAATTTCTTCAAAGATACAGACTTCGTAAAACACGAAGACGATGGACAACGAGTTATCGATTACGATCTAGCCGAAGACATAGCACATTACATGGACCACGATGATCATTGCTATCGTCGTTACACATATCCGGCCCTGGCTAAATTCCTCGATATGAAGGAAGGCAAAGGTCATCCTAAACCTGCAATTTTCAGCGAAGCAGTAAAAGATGCATACAGAGTGTATGTCAGAAAATTTCCTATCCGTGAATTACCAGACGAACTGGACGAAGATACTGTTAAGCAAGTATGTGAACTGTTATACGACGAGCACGATCAACACCACGCCGAAGGCAAGTACAAGGACTAAACATGCTACTACGCGAGCTGTTTATCAGTCCCAGACGAATTATTATCGAAGGTGGTAACCTAAGTATCGGAGATGCTGAGAAAGGCGAACCAGTACATTATGCTGACAAGATAGATTTAAAAGTGCATAACCGCACCTTTATGGTTGGACTTTTAAATAAGTTACTGCACGATATCAATCTAGCATTTCATAAACAGACAAGAAAGAACTTATGGGAACCTGACTTATTGACCAGCAGAGAATTCCTAAGTGGTAGCAGTTTACACTTTTTTAATACAGAAGGTGTTAGTGATGAGGAATTTACACAGTATAAACCCAAGGTCGGTGATATTGATACACAAGTAGATAGAGATTTAGAACCGCAAGTTAGAGATTTCTTAACAAGCCACACAAATAAACAAATTGGTGATACTGTATTTTTAGGGTTTGGTAGTGGTAACGAACAGTATAATGGTCTATTTCAGTTTAGTAATCCTCCAATAAAAATACAGATAGATTTTGAGTTCGGCGAGTACCAAGATGGTAAACCCACTGATTGGTTTAGATTTAGTCACAGCTCAGAGTGGAGTGACTTGACAGCTGGTATCAAAGGTGTGTTCCACAAATATCTCTATAGAGCCCTAGCTGGTGCTATAAAAATACATGCTCAAGTGCAAACTGGTACCGGAAGAGGCAAGAACAAGGTCGACGTTGTAGCTCCGGACTGGGTTCAAAAATATTCATTCGGTGTATCGGGTAAACAAGGCGGCGGACTAAGTGAGCCATATGGGCCAGTTAACGATGAAAAGACTGGTGAACAACGACATTTGCCGCATCCAGATAATTCCAAAGAGGAACTGCCGGTAGTAAAGCCTGTTGAAGTTAAAGATAGACCATACGATCAAAATTTGCAAAGTCAGTTTGCAAAACTATTTGGTCACGAGCCTACTCCGGAAGATAGCAAACTACAATGGACTTTTTTAGGCACTGTTGATCTAGTAGGCAAATACCTAACTGAAAGACAAAAACAAGAAACCATGCAACGTTTCTTTGAAATATGTTTCGAGCCCGGTAGTCAAATGATCGAACGCGACGATCCTAAGGCTGATGGGGATATCAAATTCGCCGCTATTGATCAGATGTTAGAAAAACTAAAACTAACAAATCTAAGGCCCATGGCTGTTGAAATGGCTAGAGAATACGAGGGAGATTATTTAGACTTAGAAAACTTTAAACGCCAATATAAACCTAGACCAGATCAAGCAGGTAAAAAGATACAGTATGGTCGTGAAAGAAAGATTGCTGTAGCCAATGGTACTTGGCCAGATTGGCACGGTGGGCAACAGTTGAACGAAGCAGAAGTACAGGCACAACTGCGTAAAGGCATGCCACATCTTCGTGATTTAAAACCAATGGATTTGTTAGATCTCCTAGATGAGATTCACGACGGCAACGGAAACTTTAAATTGCAAAATATTCCATTGAATGTAAAAGTAGACGGCTTCGGTGGTCGATTTGGTAAAAATTCAGATGGCAAACCTTTTATGGGTACTAGTCGAACTCCTCCGCGCTATGAAGCAACATTCTTAAAGTATCATCAAGAAAAAGGCACACAAGATACGGACATACTGGGCCGTGCAAAAATGTTTGATGATTTGTTTAACGAAATGATGAAAGCAGTTGAGCTAGTTGACAGTAAATTAGGGCAAGATTTTTTAGTCAACAAGCAAGTGACCTGCGAAGTATTATTTCTGCCATTTGCTACAGAAACTCCAGAAGGTAAATTGAGATTTGTAGGTATCGAATATGATCGATTGCCAGACGGTATACAGCTGGCGCTTGTTCCTTTCCATGTCAGCGATGCATCAACCGGGGAAGCACTGCCCGATAGCAACCAAGTGGTTAAGAAATTAACAGGGCTTGGACAACAAGGCAGTGTGATGTTTATTAACAACAGTTTAACACAAAGCCAAGCATTGGATGTTACTGCTATTGTTCCGCCGATGGAAAACATTGAACAGATCAAAGCGATGCTGTCCAGCGGCAAACTGGCACTAAAACGTGAAGCCAAAGAAATTCTACAGCCGATTGCATTGGAATTAGAAAAGGCTATCATTAACGATCCCAACATTTTAGGCAAAGACCTATTAGGGCAAGACTACGAAGGTATAGTTATCAACAGCAGATTAGGCCCTATCAAAGTTACCAGTGCTGAGCAACGTGCAGTCATTGCAGGTAAAAATGCTGCCAAGGCCAGCGCTCGTACAGAACGTCCGAGAGGCAATGTCAAAACTGCGGTAGTTGCTGTTGGCAGTTTTGTTGGGCATAAAGGGCATGAACAATTATGGAATCACACTGTTACCTTGGCTAAATCATTGGGAGGGGATCCTTATTTGTTTATTGGCAATGCTGAAGGCAAAGATGATCCTATTCCCCCAGCAGTAAAAGTACAAACATGGCATAAACTGTATCCAGAATATGCAAACAACATAGGTACAGTGATACAGGGTGGTGCATTAATACAAAAAATCAAACATGAACTAATTAATCCTTTGCCAGGAAAATCCCCGCGTTATGATAATATTGTTATCGCAGTGGGCAAAGATCGCGCTAAAATGGCAACAAATATGGCTGCGGCCCTGATGAAGGCTGTTAATAAATTCCAAGGCTATGAACATGTGAAAGTAACTCCGTATATCACAGAGCGTGACGAGGCTGCAGGGGGAACTGGTATAAGTTTTAGTAATTTAAGAAACGCATTGAAATCAGGTACTCCCGAACAACAATATCAAATTTGGAAACACGGATTTGATGAGGCAAAATTAGGTAAAGAATGGATTGAGCACTTGATGAATCTAACCAGACAAGGTATGGGACTACACGACAAACAAGAACAGCCGCCTGCAGATCCGCTAAATATAAAAGAAGCCAACAGCTGGATTAGAAAAATGCGAGCAAAAGAGTTTTTAGCAGAATTAAGTACAAAGCCTACCGATAACCGTCACGACCATGCAGTTGATGCTGGGCAGGGCGGTGGCGTTTTGATGCGAGATGTGGGCGGGTATGATCGCACATATCATCTAAATCGTATTATGATGGCGGCTGCTATGGCCGATGGCAAGAGCAAAAAAGCTGTAGATATGCCGGCCAGTAGTTTTGTTGAAAAATACAATGTGGCTTTTCCATACACAGATGAAGAGCAGATGATGATGTACCAAGCTCTTGCTACGATTCCAAGTGATGCTGGAGAATTAGATAAACGCGGCAAGAGTCAAGAACCCAAGGATACGAATAAAACTAGTCCTGTAAACAAGCCCAAGCGCAATAGGTATGGTGTATAATGCGAGCAAAAGAATTTATAATACTCAAAGAGGATGACGGCGGTGTAACAGACGGAAGCGGTACTCACCCCGGACATGTTCACAACGGCAAACGCAATAAAATACACGATCACCACGAAGCCGCTATACCCGGTATGGTATCAATACCAGATTGGCCTGGTCACTACTATGACATGTATCGTTTGGGTGTACACATGGCCGGCAGTCCGCACAATCAATCAGAGCATCAAGGCTATGCCTCTAACGAAATGGTTCTAACGCAATTTACCGAAGTAGACACTGATATGATCAATCACAGTGCCAAAGCACTGGGTGTTAAATTGAAAGCTATTACTAAAAAAGGTAGCCAAGAGCCAAAAGAAACAAATACTACTAGCATTGTGGCCCAAAAGAAAAAGAATAGATACGGTGTATAATGGAAGACGATAACAAATATCATTTGAGTTTGAAAACAGCATTTGCCAGTGAATTTAGTTTCTATCTAAAAGCACACAACTTCCACTGGAATGTGGAAGGACCGTTGTTTGGCCAACTGCATGAATTGTTTCAGACCATATATGAAGAAGTATACGGTGCTATAGATCCATTTGCCGAGCATCTACGAGCACTGCAAGTTTACACACCTGCTAGCCTACAAAGATTTAGTCTGCTTACAGCAGTGGAAGATGAAAATCATGTGCCAGACTGGACGGGTATGCTACAAGAATTGCTAACAGACAGCGAAAAAATGGCGGAGATATTCCGTATAACATTTGATATGGCTGAAGCACACGGAGATCACGGACTTAGCAATTTCCTAGCTGATCGACAAGATGCACACAAGAAGCACAGTTGGATGCTACGCTCGAGTTTGAAGTAATGGATGACCTAGCACGTCTTAGGAAACTGGCAGGCATAACAGAATATGCAGGTTTGAAACCTTATGGCGGCAGTAACATCAGCATAACTGGTACAGAAAAAAAGATTATCGAACGTGAACAAAACATACAACCCGGTACAGAAGAATGGTTTAAACTATGGTTCAGTTTGCCCAAATTCATGGGCGGCGAAACAGCAATAGGTCCTGGGTTTAGAGGAAGAAAGCGATGAGATTCAAAGAAATAATAGATGAATCAGCCAGTATGGGTGCTACCAGTAGTGCCAACATAGCCACCGTGGTCAACCCAGATTATGCTAACAATGCCAATAATAAGCCGGTAAAAAGCGTTAACGCATTGGATCAAGACGAAGTAAGTTTGTTTGGCGCACCTATGGAAAACATAAAGAGCAAGCCCGGTAAGAAGGCAGCGATCATCAAACGACGCTAAATACATAAAGATAAACACGGAGTTTAACATGGCAGATTTAGATAATATGGACCCAGCAATGGGCGGTCAAGATGATGTTGCAAATCATCATTTAGAATTATCACCAGAAGAAAAGGAGCAACAGGGTAAAATGGCTAAAGCAGATCTATACAAACTAGCGAGCTACAGTAAAAAGTTGTTCGAACAGCTTCATGATGATGATCAATTAGAATCATGGGTTCAAGCTAAGGTAACCAAGGCAGCTGACTATATTGCATCAGTATATCACTATCTTGAGTACGAAATGAAATTCAATGACTACAGCAAACATCTAAGCGATGCTGAAACCATGCACACTCTAAGTGAAGGCCAACGAAATCATCTTATCAATCTATTGAGTGAAGCCAAAGATAAAATGAAAGACCTTAAAAAGACTCAAGCTGAAAAAATGAAGATGGAAAGTACATGTTCAGGCTGTCATAAACCAGCTAAGAAATGCACATGTGACGATATGAAAGAAGGCAAAGAACACGATAACAAAGATGATTTTGACAATCGTGCCAAAGAAGGTGACACTTATAAAACTGCCAAAGGCGGCAAAGTGACCAAACTCAACAACAAAGACGACAGCAAACGTCACGAAAAACAATATTCAGACAGCTTCAAAGGTCACGGTGCCAGCAAAGACAAAGATCTAGGTGAAGGCATGTCAGAGCCATGCCCACATTGCGGTGGAGAAGGTCATGTGGCCAAAGCTCCTGCAAGAGATCGTGCGCACCCATCGGCAGTTGCCAAAGCAGAAGCATACCATACCAAGATGAAGGCCACGCAAGCCGCCATCAAACGCATGAACAAAAGCAGTGATGATGAATTGATCCCAGAAGGCAGCATGCCAATGAAGAAAGTCAATGGCAAAAGTGTGCCAGCATTTGCGGCAGATGGCAAGGGCAAAAATGATTTGACCAAAAAGAAGCTAAAGGAAGACATGAGTCCAGCTGAACTGGCTCATCATCATGCTAGTGAATATTCCAAACATCATAAAGCAGGCAATATTGATTTGATGAAACATCACAAAGATGAGTGCCAAAAGTGTGGTGGAAAGATTAGTCACGGTGCAATGGGTGAATGCTATCACAGCCACCCAGCTATCCAAGGTGGACAGATGTATGAGTGCAGTCCATCAATGATGCCAGCACCAATGGCAGAAGGTAAGCCAAGTGCAGGTCTAAGTGCCGCTAAGAAATCAGCAGTAGTTAAAAAAGCTAAAGCAGGTGGTGACATCGGCAAACCAGGTAAGAGTTTTGACAAAGTGGCCAAGAGTGCAGGCGGTGGTGAAAAAGGCAAGAAGATTGCCGCTGCCGCTATGTGGAAGAATATCAAAGAAACTACAGCTTACATGGCCGAGAAGAAAGCTATTGAAAAGAAAGACAAGTTGTCCAAAGGCGACAAGATGGCCGACGAAGGCGGCAATGAGTTGACCGGTAAGTTGAAAGCCGCTCGTGAAAATGGCGACACCACAATGAATGTAGGCGGTAAAACCCTACCAGTTAAACCAGGAAAGCCAATTCCAGAGTCAACAGATTTTACTCGCATGCAAGAACAACTGGCTCGTTTAAATCGTAATGAAACTCCAGCTCTAGTTGAAAACCGCGAAGTTGATCAAATCCGTGCATTGACACAACGTCTATTGGGGTAATCCTCCGTGGACATGAAGCGCATACTACAGGCGATGGATGGAGTTGCTACAAAGCCTGTAGTAGGTGCTGACAGCATGGCCAAGTTTCTATCAGTGATTGATAAAAACGATGTCGAGATTCTCAACGAAGCAACTAATCCTCACAAAGTGTCTTTGCCAGTACAAATGGCAATGCAACACTATCAGCAAACTCCCCAAATAGAAAAGAAAAAGTTTACAAATACCGGTATTCGTAAGTTTTTCCACGAGGTTGAACAAGAAGTTGCAGAAGAAAAAACCAACAAACAACAGCTATTAAGACAGTATAGTCAAACTATAGCTGAACGTGTACTGATGCGCGAGTTCAAAGAACGTGACCATGACGATAAAGAACACGGACACAAACTCAATACAAATAAATTAAGTGTTAAGGCAAATCGTTTCCTACAACAGGCTCATCAGATGAGTCCCGGAGACGAAGGAGATATAGAAGCAATGGCTGCCGCTGCCAGCGAACTGGCAGATACTGCTAAACAGCAACAGGTAACTATAGATCGCCAGATGGATATGTATACCCAGCTACAGGACCTGCTGGCCAATACTGAGGAAAGATTCCGTGATCTAAATGCCAAGGTTGCCAGTGGCGAAGTTACACAGCAAGATGCGGCAGTAGCGGCACAAGAGATAGAGCGACACCATGACACTGAAAAAGGTGAGATAGCTAAACAACATAAACACGATGTTGAGCCTGAAAAGATGCGACATGCTGAGCCGACCCAATCATCAACCCAATCACCCGCAGTAGCCGCAGTAGCCGCACAACCCAAAGCCAAACCAAAGACCACAGCAACAGCACAACCTAGAGCAGTAACACAAACTACTGCTAGCTCTCAACCGGCGACGGCACCACGTGCTGTGAAAGCAACAGTTCCAACACCTACTACTAGTCAGCCCGAGACGCCAGCTGTGAATCCGTTTGCACAAACTGTTGCACAAATGACTGGACAGCATGCTATTCCCAATATCAAAGGATTACCGACAAGGTCTCGAGTAGCATCTTCACCCAACAATGATCTAGCTAATCTGCACCATCCTGATAATCCTGCATCTGCATACATTCAAAGTCTATTGGCCGGGCATGAAAAAACCAGTAACCATCTCAACAATATCAAAAAAGGCGTGCCTAATACAGCAGATACCGTAGCTGAAGATGCTCGCAGTGCTATTGCAGGAGCAGTTATCAAAGCTGGTTCTGCCTTGTGGAAAGATCTAGTAGCATCCTATTCAAAAGGATCGCAGGCAGCAATAGTTCAATATCCCACAGGATACGAACTGACTATCCCGAGAAACGAAATAGGCAAACTGATAACACATCACATGCATGGTACTCCCGAAATGCGCACCGCTATTGAAAACGACATCATACATTATCCCGGATCATTAAGGGGATTTCTCAAAGCACCAGTGCCTACATCACAACAAAGTCTACCTCTGCAGGGTGAAATGCCATTCAACGAATACACCACACGTGAATTATCACATGCCAAAATATTAAGTACAGGCCCTGGTCCACAGGACAATGTGCTAGATCATGACGGTCGTGATCAGCTGGGATTAGAGGAAGCGCCAAGCACTATGGAGCCAATGAAACGATATCGTATGATGCGTCGTATAAGCAAACGAGCAGGTATAGATCTCAGCGATCTAGAGCATGCAACAGATGACGAACTGCATCACTTGTACAAACAACATGGATTAACAGAAAGTCCTATGTTCGATCAACCTGATAGAGATGTACATAATCCCGACGTTAGCCACGGCAAAGCCAATACACATCCGTTGGAAACTGTGATCAACATGGCCAACCATGACATAATTAGACTGGCTGATGACGTTAAAAGTATGCAGAACATGGACTTGTCCAGCAAACTGCTGTTATGGCAACGTATCGCGCAGGAATTTACCACTGGCGGAGTTATGCAAACACTGGCCGGACGTGCGGCACAGATAGCACACGGGATAGAACAGCTAAAGCAAGCTAGGCAAACCGGCAAGGGTGTAGCTCCCAAGCGTCGCTCTCAAATCAGTAAACACTTAGAATAAATAAGTACATTGTACGATATAGGAAAAAGACATGAATATTAGAGACCTAATGACAAGATTAGAAAGTATTGAGCAGTTGGACGAATTTCGTCTAAAAGATGTTCAGGCCGCAGTTGGGCAAAATACTGATCCCAATGCTCGAGCAAAAATTATTGCTGACCTAGCAGTTAAGAATCAGTTGCCAGGATTGTATGATCCGGTCGACGGTGAATTTGTCACCAGCTCAGGTAGTCGTGGCAGTGTTCCTAGCAAAGACGTTGACATGAAACTTCAATCAAAAGGACTTATTCCTCCTAATTCACACAGTTCATCTTTCCTAGGAAGAATAAGTGGCGTAAGTGGCGACACGTATGACAAGCAAATCCGTGATCAAAGTGCGCAATACAATACAGCTGAAGATCATCGTGAATTCAATCAAGAGCATATCGCAAAACTGGGTGAGCTGTTATCAAAACTGAAGGTAGCCAAACCAGATCCGGTCAAACAACCAGATGTTGTAAAACCACCTCCAACTAGTACAACTGGTCAAGCTGACCCTAATGCTGGTACTAATACTGGTACTGTGCCACAACCCAACTTGAAATTTGATGCCGAAGTACAAAAGATGCAAAACGCTATCCTACAAAAGGATCCCAATGCATTGCCCAAATATCATGCAGATGGTAAGCTAGGGCCAGAAACTATTGGCGCAATGCAAAAATATCCCGACATTGCCAAACAGTTCCCCAATGTTGGAAAATCCGCTACACAGGCAAATGCTAATGTTCAAAATAATGCCAACAGCTCAACACAGGCAGAGTCATTCAGCTTAGGACTAGGTAACGCACTGGTAGAAAGTTTCGGATACGAAACTGATCTAGATGAATACAGCATGAATCAATTTACCACTGATGTGGGAGCAGGCGCTCGAGGGCTTGGCAACGGGTTGACATTCGGTTATGGCGACAACATACTTGCTGGTGCCAAAGCAGGATTGGGTATTGAGAAAGATTATAAAACAGCATTGGGCAAAGAGATGGCCAATACTGCTAGAGCCAAATCACAATCAAGCTCCGCTGAATTTAATAACCCATTATATCAAACATGGTTAGGTGACAAGCTGGGTGCTGACAAAACATTCAAAGTCAACGCCTACGACGTAGGTGATATTGCAGGAACCATTGGCGCACCTATCCCCGGAGGACTGGTCGCTAACGGATTAGTAAGGGGCGGCGGTTTACTAAAAGGTATGGCTCGTTTAGGTATCGACGCTGGAGTCAACTTTGGTACTGCGGTGGTTGCAGATATAACCAAGGCCATTCACGATAAAGCCACTACCGGTGTTACACAGCCATTGGTAGATAAACTTATTAACATGAATCCAGCCATCATAAAACAAAGTCAGGCCAAAGCAGGGCTACCGCAAACTGGCAAGCTGGATCCAGCAACACTAGATTTTATGGGTAAAATTATGGAGATCAATGAAGCATTCGATAATGCTAAACAAGTTCCATTAACTGAATCTGAAAAGATGTCTGAGCTGAAAAAACGTCTGAGTAGATTAGACGAAGCGTCACGTGTACCAGGAAGTGACGCTAGTGCCAAATTCATCGAAAAAATGCTAGGCATAGGTGCCGCCGATGTAATGAAAATGACCCAGAAAGAGTTTGATGCGGCATTTTCGGCGGCGCTGAATAAGAACATATCTAAAGTAGAGAAAAGGATTCCTGCGCCAAAAGAACCAACAGTAAGAAATAACGTCAGCAATAACAGCAGTTCTTCAGTCAACGGCGGAAACATAACACAAAATGCCAATCCGGTAATTAACATACATGTCAATGGTGCTGGCCCAATAACAGCCGCAGAAAAAACGGCTGCGCCAAAAGTGATTGCTCAAGTGGAAAAAGAAGTAAGTCCAGTTGTTGCTAAAGAATTAGATGCCGCTGTAAAAACTGGTGACAAGAAAGCCATTGGTACATGGTGGGAACGTAACAAAGGTCGAGCAAAATGGTCAACAGGCCTTCTCGGACTGCTAGGTTTAATCGGAATAGGTGGTCTACTAGCTGGTGGACACGAAAACGATAACACAACAACTACAACTACAACAACAATTCCCCCAGGTCCGGATGGCAAATGTCCGCCAGGATACAAACTAGGCACAGATGGCAAGAGCTGTGTACCAGACAGCACAGTTGTGAATCCTAATCCAGCACCTGATGCTAAACCTATGTGTAGTCTAGAACAAATGGATCTAATTAGACAGATCAAAGACGAAATGACTGCATTGAACAAAGAAAATGGCGGTGGGCCGATGGGCGGTGAGGTACAAGATGCGGCAGTTGCGCAAGCTCTTGCCCGAGCACAAGAAGTTATGGACGCGGCGTTGGCCGGTTGTACTCAACCAACAGGTAGTGAACAAAATGCTAATCCAGCACCAGCAGGTGTCAATATGAGTGGTACTGTAAGTTTACCGGGCAACGTAAAATCAGGTATGAGAATGGACGGTGGTCCGTCGGGCAATTACATGCAACAAGCCGAATCAGCTGATGCAGAACTAAATCGCTGGCTCAAAATAGCTCGCGGTTAAAGTCAAATGGCAGATTAATTTCTGCCATTTCCACCTCTAAAATTTGACAAGTACAGATAATTAGTATATAATAGGCAATATAGGAGATAATTCATGTCAGGACGCAATTACGGGCCAGAAGAAAAGGCAAAACTAGAACGATTGATCAACGAAGGATCTACAGTACTTCGTGAAGTAGAAGACCTATCAGAAGGCCTGAAAGAAACAGTCAAGGCAGTGGCAGAAGAATTACAAATCAAGCCATCAGTTATCAACCGTGCTATCAAGATTGCACACAAAGGCGATTGGACCAGTCACAATGAAGACTGGGCAGAAATTGAAGCTATTTTAGATATTACCAAAAAAATCTAATGGAAGTTAGTAACTGTTTTCCTGTATCATTTTATTCTTTCACTAATCCTGAAATTTCCGAGGCAGTTAACATTAAACTGGCTTCGGAGCCTAACGGCATTAGTCATAACTACCCCAGTTTGAATCAAACATATAATCAAGAATTGCACAAAGATCCTAGTTGGAAGTTTTTGGTCGATTGGGTGAATTTATGTTTGCAAGAGATTCAAGATTATGAAATACATGATCAAAATTTTGGAAAAATTAAAATTTCTAGAATGTGGGCAAATATTTCACTAGCCGGAAGTGGTGGTGGGCATTCAGTACACAGACATCCTAACTCGTTGTGGAGTGGAATAATTTACATCAGTGAAGGTGCAGATACTAAATTCCTAGACCCAGTGTACGCTAGAAGCTTGTCAAGTATAGAGATTCCAATTGTCAATAATTTTGATAGACTTACTATAACACCAAAGCAGGGGTTAATGGTGATTTTTCCAAGTTATGTACAACACTATACAGACGGACATTACGGCAATGCTACTAGAATTACTATTTCATTCAACACATTGCCAGAAAAATTCACTGCTGGATTTGCAGAGTAAATAAATGTAAGGCCCGCTGGCCATAAACAGCAAAGATGGTGTTTGCAAGCCGTAAATTGCATGGAGAAGAAAGTATATGTCTTACGTAGACGCATGGTTTGACCGCGACAACGACATCATCAAGATCGTTGAACGCAACAAGAAAGGTGAAAGGGAGTTCCGTGATATTCCTGTTCGTCACACTTTCTATGTAAAAGATCCTAGAGGCAAACACACCTCCATATACGGAGATCCTGTACAACGGATCGTTTGTAAAAATACCAAAGAACTTCGTAAAGAACAAGCCATCAACAGTGGCAAGACTCTGTATGAAGCAGACATCAATCCCATATTTGTTACCCTGTCAGAAAATTATCTCAACGCAGATCCTCCCAAACTCAATGTGGCATTTTTCGATATTGAGGTAGACTTTGATCCCGAGCGTGGCTATGCATCGCCAGATGATGCATTTATGCCCATTACTGCCATTGCGGTTTACCTACAATGGATGGAAACTATGGTTTGTCTAGCTATTCCGCCCAAGGGTCTCAAGATGGAAGATGCCAAGGAGATGGTCAAAGACTTTCCCAACACGTACCTGTTTGAAAAAGAAGCTGACTTGCTGGACATGTTTTTGGATCTGATCAAAGATGCAGATGTTATCAGTGGCTGGAACTCGGAAGGCTTTGATATTCCCTATACCACTAACCGTGTAGTCAAAGCACTGAGCAAAGAAGACACACGTAGGTTTTGTTTATTCGATCAATTTCCCAAACGCAGAGAATATGAAAAATACGGTCGTGACAGTGTGACCTATGACTACATTGGTCGTGTACATCTAGACTACCTTGAACTGTATCGCAAGTACACCTATGAAGAACGTCACACCTACAGGCTAGATGCTATCGCAGAATATGAACTGGGTGAGCGCAAAACACAGTACGAAGGCACACTGGATCAACTGTACAACAACGATTTTAAAACGTTCGTTGAATACAACATCAACGACTGTATGCTTCTTGAAAAATTAGATAAGAAACTCAAGTTCATGGATCTAGCCAATACATTGGCACATGAAAATACTGTGTTGCTACAAACCACAATGGGTGCTGTGGCTGTGACCGAGCAGGCCATTATCAATGAAGCTCACCGCAGAGGATTTGTTGTTCCCAATCGTATCAAGAAAGACGATAGAGATGAGAACACAGCGGCAGCTGGTGCTTATGTGGCACATCCCAAAGAAGGATTGCAAGATTGGATCGGCTCACTAGACATCAACAGTCTTTATCCCAGCGCCATTAGAGCACTCAACATGGGTCCAGAAACCATTATTGGACAGCTACGTCAAACACGCACTGACGAATACATTGAACTCAAGATGGCGCAGAACAAGAGTTTTGCGGCCGCGTGGGAAGGCAAGTTCGGCACACATGAATACGAATCAGTGATGAATCAAGAAATTGGCACTGACATCACTATTGATTGGGAAAACGGTGATGTCGATGTGATCAGTGCCGCAGAAGTATATAGATTGATATTTGAAAGCAATCAGCCCTGGATGCTTTCAAGTAATGGCACTATCTTCAGTCACGAAAATGAAGGTATCATTCCGGGGCTACTTAAACGCTGGTATGCAGAACGTAAAGAGATGCAGGCCAAACTAAAGGAGTCTATCAATGCAGGAAACAAAGTCGAAGAAGAATACTGGGATAAGCGACAGCTTGTTAAGAAAATTAATCTTAATAGCCTGTACGGTGCTATTCTTAACAGCGGTTGCAGATTCTTTGATAAACGAATCGGACAATCAACAACGCTGGTCGGGCGCCAAATCGCAAAACATATGGCGAGTAAAGTAAATGAAATTGTAACAGGCGAATACAATCACATAGGTAAGGCAGTTATCTATGGTGACACTGACTCCTGTTACTTCTCAGCTTACAAAACACTACAAAAAGACATCGAAGCTGGACTGATTCCTTGGACAAAAGAAACTGTGATCCAACTGTATGATCAAATAGGTGACGAAGTCAATCAAACATTCCCGCAGTTTATGCTGGACGCATTTCATGTGCCTAAATCGCGTGGTGATGTTATCAAAGCTGGTCGCGAGATTGTTGCTCTCAAAGGCTTGTTTATTACCAAGAAGCGTTATGCAGTGCTGTCATATGACAAAGAAGGTAAACGTCAGGATATAGATGGCAAGCCTGGCAAGATCAAAGCCATGGGCTTGGATTTGAAGCGCAGTGACACTCCGGAATTTATTCAAAACTTTTTAAGCGATGTTCTTGAAATGGTATTGATGGGCAAGCCTGAACAGGAAGTGCTTGACCATATCAGCGAATTCCGTATCAAATTCAAAGCTCGACCAGGTTGGGAAAAAGGTAGTCCTAAACGTGCCAACAACATCACAGAGTATCAGGCCAAGGAAAAGAAACAGGGCAAAGCCAACATGCCTGGACATGTTCGTGCCAGTATCAACTGGAACACACTCAAGCGCATGTATGATGACAAGTATTCAATGGCCATTACCGACGGTGCCAAGGTTATTGTGTGTAAACTCAAACCCAACCCCCTGGGCTTTACATCAGTTGCATATCCTGTAGATGAACTACGACTGCCACAATGGTTCAAAGACTTGCCGTTTGATCATGCAGAAATGGAACAGACCATTATTGATAATAAACTAGATAACTTGATTGGTGTTCTCAAATGGGATGTTGCCAGTACAGAAGAAAAGAATACTTTTAATTCATTATTTGAGTTCTAATATGAAAATTATAATTGCAGGTTATGGATTTGTGGGCAAAGCAGTTGCTACTGCTATAGATAAAACAAACACAGTATATGTTGTTGATCCAAAAATAAGTACGCAAACAGTAAAAGATTATCCAGATGCCGATGGCGTTATAATTTGTGTCAGCACACCCAGTACAGTACTGGGTGATTGTGATACTAGCCAAATTTATGATGTAATGGATCAAACACCCAGTCATATACCTGTACTGATTAAATCCACTGTGAGGCCGGATTACCTAAATAAACTGGTCAAAGACTACCCCAATCATAAAATATGTTACAGTCCAGAATTTCTACGTGCGGCCACTGCCGATCAAGACTTTGCTAATCAACAAGATATTATTCTAGGCGGTGATGATCCTAATGGATTTTGGCACAGCCTATTCAGACAGTCTCTGCCAAAGTTGAAAACAGCGTTCTATTGCACATTGGGTGAAGCGGCCATGATGAAATATACCATTAATGCGTTTCTCAGTATCAAAGTTACATTTTTTAATCAACTATATGATATGTGTCAAGCAGACAATATAGATTATGCCACTGTTGTTGGTCTACTACAATTAGACGATCGAATTGGACGTAGTCATATGCAAGTTCCGGGACCAGACGGAGCTCGAGGATTTGGGGGTGCTTGCTTTCCCAAAGACATAAACGCATTTATACAGTACGCCGATAAGCTATCTGTATCAAATACCCTGGTAGAATCGGCAATAAAATACAACAAGAAGATAAGAAAAACATTGACATAGTCACACAAACCCTATATAATCATTAAACACGGAGAATCATATGAAAGACTTTTTACAAGACCTAGTAGCACATACACACAGTTTGGGCTTCTTACCTTTGGTCAAGGTAACATCCAGCTCAAAAGCAACCACTATAGAATCGCTTGCTGAAGACCGTTCAGTTATCCTTAATGCCAAATCACACAATCCAATCGACGGACTTGAAGGCACATTTGGTATGCCTAATTTGAACAAGCTAGACTTGCATTTGAAATGTCCAGAATACAAAGAAGGTGCCGGCATCAAGGTTGTAAAACAACAACGCAATGGTGAAGATATTCCAACAGGTTTGCATTTTCAAAATGCAACTGGTGACTTTGAAAACGACTATCGTTTTATGAATCAAGATGTGATCAATGAAAAACTCAAGACTGTCAAGTTCAAAGGAACAAGTTGGGAAGTTGAATTTGAGCCTACTGTATCAAGTATCCAACGCTTGAAGTATCAGGCGGCGGCACATACTGAAGAACAGGTGTTCCAAGTGTCCACGAATGGTAGCAATCTAGTGTTTAGTTTCGGCGACGCCAGCACACACGCAGGATCATTTACTTTCCAAAGTGGGATTACAGGCAAGCTAAAGCAAACATGGTCATGGCCAGTTAATGCTGTGCAAGCAATTTTGGCACTGTCAGGCGATATCACTATGAAGATTGCAGATGCAGGTGCATTGGCTATCACTATTGACAGTGGAGTTGCTGTATACGAATATATCCTGCCAGCGCAAAGCAAATAATGGAAACACGTAAACGAACAGTTGTGAGAATGATTACCTATCGCTTAACAGCATGGGTATTCACAATCCTGTGGACATACTTGTTCACAGGAGACTTAGGAAGTGCTACAGGATTTGCCACTGTGCTACATATTCTCCTAAGTATAGATTATTATATACATGAAAGAATCTGGCTTAAAATTAAATGGGGTAAAATAGAATGACACAAGATCAAATTTT